TCTGCCCAACTGGTTCCGACTTTGTAATCTCCGGCGAGAGGGCAGTTGAGTTCGTAGTGGAGGCCCGCAGCTTCAACACAGCTTGCTGCCAGTCTTCCGAAAACCTCTGACTTCTCCTGTCTGACTTCTGTCTGGATTTCATCGTGAATGTTCCCTAAAAAGTTAAAGTCTATACCCCATAGTATAGCATATTCGTGCAGTAAACACAAGGCTTTCTTCATAACGATGGCCCCGGCTGACTGCAGTAAGCTATTCAATGCAGCGTGTTCTGATCGTATGGTGATCCTTCGCTTATCCAAGCCATAAACATAGCCTCTTGTAGCCGCCATTCCAACTCGTGTTCGTAACTCTCCAAGAGCTGGCGTATTTGCGAGGAACTTTTCCTTAAGTCGTTGACCGTCCTTTCTAGTTCCACCAACGATGCTTCCGATCTTGGCATCTCCGGCCCCATACAGGAAAGCGTAGATGAAAGTCTTAGCTTGATCTCTAGTGTCAAGGCCCGCAGCCAGCTGATTTGCCGTGTGTATATCTCCGTTGAGTATTTCATTTGTGTATCCTTCATCGTTCATGTAGTGTGCCAACATGCGTAGCTCAAGACCGCTGGCATCCATACCGACTAGCTTGTATCCTTCCTGCACTGTCCACACATCACGACACTGCTTGCCGTAGGGTGAGTAGACTGCCGGAACCTGTCCCATATTGGGGCTAGAGTGCGTCATGCGTCCTGTCACTGCTCCGTTGGTGTTCACATACCCGTGTACTCTACCGTCGTCCTCGACTGCTTCTAGCCAGCTCTGCACCTGTGCGACACGCTTCTGTATCATCAGGTACTCAGCTATCAGGGAAGCCTGTGGTATTCCTTTCACTGTACTCAGCACCGCCTCGTCTACGATGGCTTGTCCTGTCTCAGTAAACTGCTTAGGCTTCCAGCCAAAGTACTGGAGGTATCGCCCTATCTGCTGTCGTGAACCAAGGTTAAACTGAGGGAAGTCGATGCGACTAAACTCGCCACCCACTGTTTCCCAGCCATCTCCTAAAAACTTTAGGCCAACGACAGACATACTACCGTCCTTCTTAATCTTAGGCTTGATCTCCTTGATGTAGGTAGGCAAGGGTTTGAATACCTTCTGTACCTCATCCTCAAGATCAAACTTCTTTTCCTTCAGTTCCGCCAGCAACACGAATGCTTTCTCTTGATCTAAGAGCCAGCCTGTTTTAATTTGCTGTGATACAATGCTTTGTACTTGATGTTCAAGGCTAATGCTTTCAGCTCCAAAATCTGCAAGGTCAAGAAGTAATCTCTTGTACACCAGCACATTAACATTAACGTCTTGCTCGCAATAGTCCACCATATCCTGCGAATAATTATCCCAGTCACTATGATCTCCTTTAGCTTGGTTTAAGTACTTCTCGCCCCAGTTACGTAGCGAGTGACCACCTTCCCGTGAAGGGTTAGCCAGTCTCGACATGACCAATGTGTCGGTCACTTTGCATTTGCTGAAGTCCGTTCCTAACAACTGCTCAAGGACAGGGATGTCATAGTCAATGATGTTGTGACCTATGATCTCACACTCTCCAAGACCTGCGATGTAATCGTTGAACGACAGGAGCGTGTCACCTGAGAACGTATGCGTCTCACGGGTGTCCAGTTCCGTAGCTACAATTACCCAGACCTTTGTAGGCTTAAGGCCGTTGGCTTCAATGTCAAATACAAGCTGCTTCATTTAAAACTCCGCGTTATCTCCTGTAGGACAGGCTGTCTCAATCATGCGACCTGACTCCTTATCGTAGTACAGGTAACACGCGGGGCCAGTCAGACCTACAAACCTATTCTTCAATACACGTACCGTGGTGGTGTTGCGTATCTCCGGGTCAGCGTGTTGTTGGTCACGCTCCAAGCCAATGACAATATCACTGAGCTGGGCGATGGCCGCAGAACCACGCAGCTCACCCAAGCTAATCTTACCACCGTCCTCGTGTGCCTTGGCACCGCTGGCTCTGCGAAGGTGTGATACTAGGAATAGCCCTACACCTGTCTCCTGAACCAGCTTTCGGAGGTTGGTCATAATACTGTCGATAGCCTTACGTTCGTCACCGTTGTCCTGAGCGCTGACCACAATACTAAGGTGATCTAGGATGATCCACTTGCAGTCCAGACCTTTAGCCATGTATCGTATACGGCCTAACAGATCGTCCTCGCTTGTGCTACCCCAATGATCTAACAACTGTAACTTATCTAAACCAAACGTCCTTTCCCAGTAACCACGCTCTTCCTCTATTGATACCCCTGCTCGTACCTCTGGTATGTGAAGTAGCTTGTTAGCCTCCATAGACATAATACCTAACGTAGTCTTAGGTATGTCTTCCTCCAGAGCTAGGATGCCGATGTTGTCTTCCGTGTTCTTCAATAGATAGTACTCAAGCTCTCGCATGATCTGGCTCTTACCCATTCCTGACCCTGATGTGATGGTCACTAACTCCTGCGGTCTAAAGCCGTAGGTAAAAGCATTCAAGCAGTCCCAAGGATAGGGTATGGACTTGACATCCCTCTTCTCTTGAAGTAAATCCCAAGTATCTAAACCTGAGACAATACCGTCCGGTCTAAATGTCTTAGCGTTCCACCACTCCTTCACAAACGCCTGCACCTGATTGCTCTTGAGCATATCGCCAGCATCCTTGGCTGGCAGTGTGACGTTCTTGGCCTTGTTGGGGGTGAACAGATTAAGCACCGACTTGGCTGCCTCCTGTCCTGCCTTGTCGTTGTCAAAGCAGATCACCACATTGTCAAAGGTCTCAAGCCACTCTAGGTTCGCTTTGATGTCTTTGGCTGCTCCGGCTGCACCTGATCTGATGGAGACGACTGGCCACTTTCCGTCGAACATCTCGTTGACAGCAAGTGCGTCCGCCTCGCCTTCTGTGATCGTGATGTATTTACCGCCACCTTTGAACGCCTGCTGGCCGAACAACCCTGCCTCATTGAACTCCCCTGTTGCATAGAATGATTTAGTTTCGGTGATCCGCACCTTGGTTCCTGTCACCGTACCTGTGTCCTTGTTATGGTACGGGTAGTGATGCTTGACAATTTGTCCGTCCGTGCCGTACTCAACTGTCACACCGTACCGCTGGCATGTTGACTGTGAGATACGTCTATCAGGGATTGCCGCTATGACACCTGTCATCTCTAATGACCTCATTGGTTTACGTTGTTCTACTTGACCTATCTGGCCGTTGCCGTGTTCGTAATGGTTGCAGCCCCCAGAGAAGCAGACTGCATGTCCATCACTATAGCGAGCCAGATTGTCCGATGAGCCACACGAAGGGCATGGCTCATGTTGGACGAATGTTGACTCTACTGCCACTAGAAGTCCTCTCCGCCTTCCTGCTCTGCGACCTCCAGTACCTTGATCTTGTTAAGGTACGTGCTGGTGCCGTGTACAGGATGTGGCTGGCCTTCTGCGTACATGATACGCACCTTAGAGCCTCGACCAATGCGACCCTTGAACGGGTTACCTTCCGCGTCCATCACCGGGACATCGTACTTGGTGCTGAACTTGCGCTGCTTGACTCCCTCGTACTCGCGGAGCTTGACACCAGCTTCGGACAGAGTGCCCGCTGTTGGTTCATCCAAGCTGAGAACCAGAGAGAACTTCCCGGTGGACTGACCCTGATACATCTCATGCTCGTCTAGGTTTTCAAATGCTACTAAGCCTTCTAATACTGCCATGGTTACTACCTCTATGTTATGACCCCTAAGGATCGTTTGGTTAATACTTTAAAATTAATCTTTAAAATTATCCTTTACTACCTGAGTATTATATCAAGTATTTAAGATAACGTCAAACTCTTTCTCACTTAATTGTCCTATGCTGTCATACATAGCCTCATCACTATGCGACAGACAGACATTGCACAGGTCTAAGTGTATCCCGGTCTCCTTATCGACCTTCTTTAGTTCATGTTCGTTTAGTATAACGTCACACGCTTTGCATCTACTCATCTGGGAATGCCTCTCTGTATTGTCTAGTCATATCGTCATAGGGATTGCTGTAGTACTCATCACGCATCTGCTTTGTAACCCTCTGTGTTAGCTCTGAGAGCGTCATACAGTATACCTGATACTCGACTAGCTCATCGACCATAACGTGCGCCTGTGGCTCTATCCAGTCGCTCTGAGCGTAGTCATACCCCAGCATCTCTTCTTTAATCCTACTCATATCTCTACCT